CTTATAAGACATCTTTAAATGATAGGTTGGTTGATTACACATTTGACTTTGATTATTCTTTTAACGTTATAAATGACATTCGATAAATGCAAAATATACAACTATATATTGAAGGACAAAGAGTTGATATGTTCAAAGATGAGAGTGTTGAAATAACACAAACCATAAAGAACGTACAAGATTTGGATAAAGTGTTTACGGACTTTTCAAGAACGTTTAGCTTACCAGCAACAAAAATAAATAACAAGATATTTAAGCATTATTACAACTTTGATATTGTTAATGGTTTTGATGCAAGAACAAAAAAGAGTTCTAATATAGAGTTGAATAGTTTACCTTTTAGAGATGGTAAAATAAAACTTGAAGGAGTTGATTTAAAGGACAATAAACCGCATACATATAGGATAACATTCTTTGGGAATACAGTTACCTTAAAGGACTTGTTTGGGGATGACAAGCTATCTTCTTTGAGTAGCTTAACTGCATTTAATCAACCTTATGATTCTGCTGGTATAAAGCAAGGTTTACAAGCAAACTCTTTATTGAATGATGTCATTGTCCCTTTGATTACACATACAAGAAGGTTGTTTTATGATAGTCATACTGGTCACGCACACGATGATAATCATACTGGTAATTTATTTTATCAGCAAGGAAGTGGTCACGAACACGGAGTTTTGTATAGTGATTTAAAGTATGCTATTCGTTTACATAATATTATTGAAGCCATAGAAAGCAAATATGATATTACTTTTAGTGATGATTTTTTTGTAGCTACAAACAAACCTTACCATAATCTTTTTATGTGGTTGCACAGAAAGAAGGGAGAGGTTCAGAATTTAACTGGTGTTAATCAATCTATTGTAAGCGGTTTTACAAATGGTACAGATACCAACACACAAACAGAAATGACCAATGGCACAACGTTGGAATTTTTTGGAGATTCACAGAGATACAATCAAGACACAGAGTTAAGGTTTTTCTCTACAACTACAACACCTTATAATGTTTCATTACAAAAAGATGGGGTTCAGTTATTAAATATACTTGCACCAATTGGTGGGAATTTAGTAATTGACCAGATTGAATTTGATGGGTTCTATACTATTTATATTGAATCGGAAGGAGATATAAATTTTACAAGTATTGAATGGTTTATTAGTTACGAACAATTACCATATACAAAAAGCTATCAGATTACTAACTACGACCACATTGATACGTTTGAGTTTGATATAACACAACAGATTCCAGAGATGAAAGTAATTGACTTTGTATCTGGGCTTTTTAAAACGTTTAATTTAGTTGCTTACGTTGAAAAGAATACAGATGTTATAATCGTTAAAACTTTAAATGAGTTTTATGAAGATGGTAATGTTTATGATATTTCAAAATTTGTAGACAACACAAAAAGTTCTGTAAATATATCTTTACCATATAGGGAAATAAATTTTCAGCACGAAGATACAAATACATTCTTGGCAGCTATTCATAATCAGAAGTTCAATAAGGTTTGGGGAAAGAGTGAATACACAAACGGAGAAAAATTAGATGGTGGTATTTACAGTATTAAAACACCTTTTTCACAAATGAAGTACGAGAGGTTGTACGATGTAAATGGAGGTTCACCTAAAACAGTACAAGTAGGGTATTTTGTTGATGACAACCAAGAAAGTTATTTCGGTAAACCATTAATATTTTATCCAATTACACAAACAAGTTCAACACCTATATCTTTTTTAACTACTGTTACAGACCACGAATCAATAACTAATTACAACATACCTTCAAATCATCTTTCTTTAGTTCCAGCTTTAAGCAAGTACAACTTAAATTTTTACAATGAGGTTGATGAGTATTTAGGTTCTAATCTTTTCACAGATACATTGTTTCAAGCGTATTATAGTGATTACATAACAAGTGTGTTTAATCCAAAGAATAGGATAACAAAAGTTACTGCTTATTTACCTTTGAAGATATTACTCAATTATACTTTAGCAGATAAGTTTATAATGGGTGACCATCAATATAAAATCAATTCAATAAAAACTAATTTCAAAAATGGTAAATCTGAAATTGAACTATTAAATGACTTATGATAAAAGAAATATTAGATTTATTAAAAGATACAGATTGTAAATCAGAAGCGGTACAATTAGCAAAGGGGAAAAACAAATTCCCAGATAGTTTTAGAGAAGTATTTAAAAGACAAAAACAAGAGATAGAATGGAAAAAATAGTTGTTGAATTACAAGCAAAAACAGATAAGGCAGTAAAGGGAATTGACCAAGTTGCAAAGAGTGTTGAGGACTTAAACAAAGAAGTTGTTAGTTCAAATAAAGATACTGCAAAAGCATTAAAAGTTGTTGAGGGTGCAACTAAATCTGTTTCTGGTGGAATAAAAAAAATAGGTGCATCAATAAAGGCAGCTGGATTAGGTTTGTTAATTGTAGCTTTTGGAACTATAAAAGAATTATTTTCTCAAAACCAAAAAGCGGTTGATTTATTTAATACTGCTTTTGAAGCTACATCAATTGTTGTTGGTCAAGTAATAAATGCATTTAAAGATATTTATGATGCGGTATCTTCATCAAGAGAAAACTTCGATGCACTTGGTAAAGTTTTAGATGGTGTTTTAACAATGGTATTAGCACCTTTTAAGGCAACCTTTCAAGGAATTAAATTAGCTTTACAATCAGCACAATTAGCTTGGGAAGAATCATTCTTTGGGGATAAAGACCCAGAAACAATAAAAAGATTAAATGCTGAAATCACGCTTACAAAAGAAAACCTTTATGAAGTAGCAAATGGAGTTGTTGAAGCTGGTAAAAGTATTTACAATAACTTTGGAGAAGCGGTACAAGAAGCTGGAAATATTGGAAAAATTGCGGTTAAAGAATTAGGAGAAATAAGTGTATCTACTGCGATTGATACTGCAAAGGCAAATGTTGATTTACAAAAATCTGCTGAATTAGCTGCTGCAACACAAGGTTTATTATTTGAAAAATTTGATAGACAAGCGGAGAAGTTAAGACAAATAAGGGATGAAGAAAGAAACAGTATTGAGGAAAGAAGGATAGCAAATGATGAATTATTAGTAAAGATAAATGAAGCTGAAGTTGCAATGCTTTCACAAGCAAAACAACAGTTGGCAATAGCAAATGCAAATCTTGAAAAAGATGCTGAAAATGTAGAATTTAAAGTTGCACAAATAGAGGCAATAAAAGAACTTGCAGCGGTTGAGGCACAAATTGAAGGTATTCGTTCAGAACAAAAGGCAAATGATTTAGCATTAGATAGGGAGCAAATAGAATTAACAAATTCAAAGAAAGATGCAGAAGCTGAATTGAATGCAAACAGAAATCAGTTTGAAGCGGAGCAAATAGAAAATGAACTTGCGAGATTAGAAAGACAAAAATACCTAAATGAAGAAGAAAAGAAATCTGAAGAAAAGAGATTAAAAGAAAAAAGAGATTCATATAAAAAAGGTACGATTGCATTTCAAGAAGCACAAAACGAACTGACTGCATACCAACAAGCAAATGCTCAACAACAAGTTACAATAGATAAACAGATTGCAAAAGAAAAAGAAAAAACTGTATTTGATTCTTTGGGTGCTATCGCTGGTTTATTAGGTAGCAATAGTAAGTTTGGGAAAGCATTGGCAATTACACAAGCAATAAGGGATACATATACTGGGGCAAACAAAGCACTTGCACAAGGTGGTATTTTTGGTTTTATTGGAGCAGCTGGAGTTATAGCATCTGGATTTGCAAACGTAAAACAAATTACTTCATCGCAAGAACCAGCAGCACCATCATTCTCAACTGGAGGTGGAGGAGGTTCAGCAAGTGTACCAACACCAGCAACACCACAGATTCCATCATTACCGCCAGAATTTAATATTGTTGGAGCAAGTGGAACAAGTCAATTAGCAGATGCTATTGGTTCACAATCACAACAACCAACAAGAGCGTATGTGGTCGCTGGGGATGTTACAACATCTCAAGAGATGGAAAGAAACACAATTACTGGTGCTTCAATATAAAAGTTAATTTGAAAATATAAAATACTAACTAAAAACTATTATATAAATATGAAAATGATTGAACTAATTTTAGATGATGATGAAGCTATTGGAGTTGAGGCAATAAGCGTTGTTGAAAATCCAGCAATTGAATCTGATTTTATAGCACTTAACAAGCAAGAAATTAAACTTGCGGAGATAGACAAAGAGAAGCGTTTATTAATGGGTGCTTTGTTAATCCCAAAGAAGCCGATATATAGACGAAACGGAGAAGATGAGTATTATATATTCTTTTCTGAAAAGACAGTTGCAAAGGCATCTCAAATGTATTTACAGAATGGCAACCAATCAAACTCAACATTAGAACACGATGCACAATTAAAAGATTTGACATTAGTTGAAAGCTGGATTGTTGAAGATAAGCAAAAAGATAAAACTGCTTTATATGGTTTGGATGTACCAGTTGGTACTTGGATGGGTTCTGTTAAAGTTGATAATGATGAAATCTGGAATGACTATGTGAAAACTGGTAAAGTAAAAGGTTTCTCAATAGAGGGTTATTTTGCTGATAAGTTAGAAAGACCAAACGAAGAATTAAAAGAAGATTTATCTGCTGAAGAAAAGGTAATAGAAGAACTTAAAAAACTATTATCATAATGAGGGCGGTTTATTGTAAGTGCAAGAACACATATTCGATTGATTGTAAGCAAAATCAAGGTAAAGATTGCAATGCACCAGAATATTGGAAGCAAGGAATCGGCAGAATAAATGCCATAGAAGAAGAAAACTAAAATTTAATATATAAATTATGAACACACAAAAAGAAGTATTTAACAAATTATTTAAGGAAGAGAAAGTAGAATTGGCTGCTCAAAAAGTTGAGTTGGGTGCAATTGATGATTTGAGGTCTGATTATAAATCTATTGCTGCAAAAGCAGTACCTCTAAAAAGAATAATTCAAAAAGCAGCTAATGATTTATCTAAAATATCTGATGATTTAGATAAAGTACAATCAAACGCAAAAAAATTAGAGGGAATGGCAAAAGAATTGGGTGCTCCTAATATTGTAAAAGGTGCTCAAGATTTATTTTCTTCTGCTGGTAATTTATCAAGTTCTTGGGGTAAATCTGCAATAAAAATAGAAACAGCAGCTAAAGAGATTTAATACCAAAATACAAAATAATAACTAAATTTTATTATATAACTATGAACACAAATCAAACATTAAACAAAGTTCGCACTTTGCTCGGTATCGAAGTGAAGTTAGAACAAATGAAACTTGATAATGGTGCAGTTTTAGAAGCTGAAGCATTTGAAGTTGGTGCAGAAATCTTTGTCGTTGCAGATGAAGAAAGAGTTGCAGTACCAGTTGGGGAATATGTTACCGCTGATGGAATGACAATCGTTGTTGCAGAAGAGGGTATTATTGCTGAAATCAAAGAATCTGAAGCAGAAGAAGAAGCACCAGCAGAAGAAGAAGCACCAGTTGAAGAAGAAGTTGTTGAAGAAGATTTATCAACTGAAACTGCTACACCAAAAAAGGTTGTAAAATCAATTACTGAAGAAATGTTCTTTTCTGAAATTGAAAAATTAAGAACTGAAATCAACGAACTAAAACTTTCAAATGTTGAAGTAAAAGAAGTTGAAGAAGTATCTGTTGAATTATCTTCTGATGAGGTTGAAGGAATTTCTCACAATCCAGAAAATGTTTCTGCAAAAAAAGAGTTAAACCTTTACTCTCAAAAAGGTAAGAATAACACAATGAGTAGAATTTTTAACAAACTAAACAAATAAAAAAATGAGTTTATCAATTACAAGTACTTACGCTGGGGAATTTGCTGGGAAATATGTTTCTGCTGCACTTTTGTCTGGTAACACTATCGCAAACGGATTAATCGAGGTTAAGCCAAATGTAAAACACAAAGAGGTTTTAAAAAGAGTAAGTTTATCTGGTGCTATCGCAAACGCAAGTTGTGATTTTACTGATGCTGGAGCAGTTGTTTTAACTGAAAGAATCATCGAACCAAAAGAATTACAAGTAAATTTAGAGTTGTGTAAAACTCCATTCCAATCGGATTGGGAAGCTATCTCAATGGGATATTCTGCACACGATAATTTACCAGCAACTTTTTCTGATTACTTTATCGGATTAATGGCTGGAGAGATTGCACAACAAACAGAACAAGACATTTGGAGTGGAACTGCTGGAGCTGGAACATTTGATGGTTTTGCTACATTGTTGACTGCTGCTACTTTACCAGCTGGACAAGACATTACTGCTGCGACTGTAACTGCTGCAAACGTTATTGCTGAATTAGGAAAAGTTGCTGATGCAGTACCATCTGCTTTATACGGAAACGAAGATTTATTTATCTATGTATCTCAAAACGTATGGAGAGCATACAAGAGAGCATTAGGTGGATTTGCTGCTGATGGAGTTGGTGCAAACGGATTTATGGCACAAGGAACAAACCAAGATATCGACATTCAGTATTTCGATGGAATGAAAGTTGTATGTGCAAACGGATTAGCTGATAACACAATGGTTGCTACTTTGAAATCTAACTTATTCTTTGGAACTGGTTTATTATCTGACCACAACGAAATCAAAGTATTAGATATGGCTGATTTAGATGGTTCTAAAAATGTGAGATTTATCGCACGTTATACTGCTGGAGTTCAGATTGCAGTATTGGAAGATGTAGTTTTCTACTCTTAATATTAAATAAATAACAATTAAAAAGGGGTGGTGGTTAATCTACTCGCCCCTTTTTTTATAACCTTAAAAAAATATATACACTATGGCTTGTTTACTTACATCTGGTAGAGCGTTACCTTGTAAAAGTTCTGTTGGTGGCTTAAAAGCGGTTTATTTCGCTGATTATGGTACATTAGGAGATGTTACAATAGTAGCTGGAGAAATTACTGCGGTTGCTGGAACTCCAGATTTTTTCAAATACGATATCAAAGGTAATTCTTCTTTAGAAACCAGTATCACCTCGAGTAGAGAGAATGGTACGACTTTTTACACACAAACATTGAACTTAACTTTGACCACATTGGACAAAGCAACACAAGAAGAAATTAAATTATTGGCTGCATCAAGACCGCACGTTGCGATTGAGGACTATAACGGAAACTTCTTTATGGTTGGATTAGAACACGGAGCAGAGGTAACTGGAGGTACAATTGTATCTGGTGCTGCAATGGGAGATTTATCTGGATTTACTTTAACATTAGAAGGAATGGAAACATCTCCAGCTAACTTTACAGTTTCAACTGTTGTTACTGCAAACGAGAGTTCATCTCAAATAGACCCAAACGCATAATAAGTACTTTGGTTTTTATTAAAAATTAGGCAATCTTAATCGGTTGCCTTTTTTTGGCTTAAATAAATAAAAATACTATTATTTAGTATTATATATATATGAAACATTTATTGCCAACAACAGATATACAAAATATAAAGATTATACCAAGAGTATATTCTACTTCTGTAACGATGGATTTAAGAGATGACAGTACAAATACAACTGTTTCAATAACACCAACGGCAACAAAGGTTGGTAATTACATACAATTATCAAATGTTTTTGATTTAAAAGAGGGTAGATTTTACGATTTAAAAGTAATTGAAACAAGTACTCAAAACATCATTTACAGAGATAAGATATTTTGCACATCACAATCAACAGACCAAACTAACAACGAAAGCTATTCAGTCAATAAAGACGAATACAAATCAAAGAGTGGTAATAACGATTTTATAATATTATGAGTAAACACATAAATAAGTACAGAAAACCAACGGTTGCTAAATCAAACAATTCTAAAGTTAGTTTTGTTAATTTATCAACTTACACATCTCCAGAAATTGTTGAATCAAAGACAAAAGAATGGGTTGAATTTGGTTCGGATAATAATTACTTTCAATTCTTAATTGACAGATACAATGGTTCTGCAACAAATAACGCAGTTATCAACGGAATATCACAAATGATATACGGAAAAGGTTTGGATGCAACAGATAGTTCAAAAAAGCCAGAAGCGTATGCAAGAATGATTTCTTTGTTTAAAAAAGATGTTGTTAGAAGATTATCTTACGATTTGAAATTAGCTGGTCAATGTGCTATTCAAGTGATTTACTCAAAGGATAAAAAAACAATTCAAAAGGTTGAGCATTTACCAATTGAAACTTTAAGAGCAGAAAAGTGTTCTGAAGATGATAAAGAAGTACAAGCGTATTACTACCATCCAGATTGGGCAAATATAAAGCCAAGTGATAAACCTTTGAGATTACCAGCATTTGGTGTTTCAAATAATCCACAACCAATTGAGATTTTATATGTAAAACCTTACAAAGCTGGAATGTATTATTATAGTACACCAGATTATCAAGGTGGTTTACAATATGCGGAGTTGGAAGAAGAGATTTCTAACTATCACTTGAATAATATAATGAATGGACTTGCTCCATCAATGTTGATTAATTTCAACAACGGAGTGCCAGACGAAGAAGCACAATCTTTAATTGAAAACAAGATTCAACAAAAATTCTCTGGTAGTTCAAATGCTGGTAAATTTATTCTTGCTTTTAACGACAATAAAGAAGCACAAGCAGATATTACACCAGTACAGTTATCGGATGCACATAACCAATACCAATTCTTATCAGATGAATCACAAAAGAAAGTAATGGTTTCTCATAGGGTTGTATCTCCTATGTTATTAGGAATTAAAGATTCAAGTGGATTAGGTAACAATGCAGAAGAATTACAAACTGCATCCATATTAATGCATAACACAGTTATAGTACCTTTTCAAGAACTTTTAACTGATGCCTTTGATAAGATACTTGCATACAACAATATCTCTTTAAACCTATACTTTAAGACCTTACAACCTTTACAATTTATGGATTTAGAGAACGTAAAGGATGAAGAAACAAGAGAAGAAGAAACTGGTGTTAAAATGAGTAAGGTTTTTAACGCATTAGAGGACTTTGGAGAAGATGAGGACTTGGAGGAATGGGAATTAATTGACGAAAGAAAGGTTGATTACGATTCGGAAGATGAGTTAGACGAACAAATAAAAAAATTAAACGAAAAGAATCCAAGTTTACTCTCCAAGATATGGAACTTTGCAACAACTGGTACTGCAAGACCAAACGCAAAAAGCGACCAAGATGGTAAAAACGAGGAAGGTGTTCAATTTAAAGTACGTTATCAATACGCACCTTTAAGAGCATCTGATAATAGTAGGTCTTTTTGTAAGAAAATGGTATCTGCAAAGAAGATATATCGCAAAGAAGATATTCAACAGATGAGTCAGAAAGCAGTAAATGCTGGATGGGGTTTAAATGGTGCTGATACTTACGATATCTGGCTATATAAAGGCGGTGGTGACTGTCATCATTTCTGGATGAGAAAAACATATATGGCAAAAGGTTCAAAACTAAAACCAAATGTAGGTAATCCAAATGCAGAAGTAAGTGTAAACAAGGCAAAGAAAGAAGGTTTTAAACCA